GTCCTACACACTTCCGGGCCGCGACGACGCCCGGATGCCGCCCGAGTACGAGCGCGTGGAGCCGGGGAGCCTGCGCGAAACCGACGCGATCGTTCGCGCGATTGACGCCGAGCACCGAACGCAATGGGAGCGGGCGCAGGAAGGTAAGGATCGTTTATGCCAGCTCGACCAGAGCGAGCGGCGGCGGGAACTGAGATCCCGAATGCAGCACATGGCTCCGGTGACGCGGGACTTCGCGCAGTTTGCCATGGACAAGAATAATTCCCGCCCGCGCCCACGCTACACCGGAGCGTTCTTTCTTCAGGCGCGGGAGTTTGAAAAGAGCAACCGGGAGCCTTACCGGCCCGATCCCGAGCGGGGGCGCTGAAGTGGATCTAAAGTGGAGATGAATCCGAATGCTTGAACGCGAGCAGTACGAAGTTCCGTCTTATCTCGAAGCGGTCGAGGGGAAGAAGGGCGTGCCGGAGCTGACGCTTCAGCGGCTCATGGCCCTGCGCGACGCGGGGAAGGCATTCGTCGAAGCTCAGCCCGCCTGGGCCGAGATCCCGCGGGCGTACGATATTCTCGCCGGCATGGAAACGGGGAAGCTCTCCGGATACTCGAACGTCTCCGTGAATCGCATCAAGCGGAACTTCCGGGATCTGGTCGCGACGGTTTCGAACTTGAAGCCCGCCGGGCAAGCGGTCACGAAGAAGCGCTCGGCGGAGGTCTCCGTCGATCGCCTGAACAAGATGAAGAACCTCTGGTGGATCGTGACGAAGCAGGACCGGAAGTATCGCCAGGGGTGCCAGTACGCCTGCGGGCTGGGAACGGGATATCTCGAACCCTGGTGGGACCAGAACTTCTACGGCTTCAACGACGGCGAGATCGCGTGCAAGGTTCACGGGCCCAGCGACGTGCTGCCGGTGATGCTCACGGAAGATTACGATCTCCAGAAAGCGTACGCCGTCACAATTGTGGAGCAGGTTCCGTTGCATCTGGTGCTGGAGACTTATCCGGCGTTCGCGGGGAGCATCCAGCCGAGCCGGAGCGCTCCGGGCGTGATCGCCCGCGCGTGGGATCGCCTGAAGCGCACCGCGGGCGGGATGAACGGAGTTCTGGGGAACCTGGCTACTCCGATGAGCGCCTCCGGGCGGGAGCTTCCGGTGGTGGATGTCTACACCACGTATACCCAGGACACGAGCGTGAACAACACAGGCCGGCCGATCCCCATGGGCGATCCTGGCACGAGCTGGTTCTACTAAGTCCCGTTCGTAGGGCAGAAGATCCCGAGCGGTGTACGCGATCCCATGGGGAAGATGATCCTCAAGTCCGCGGACGAGGACGACGCGAGGTTGTTTCCGCTGCGACGCAGAACGATCTGGACGGATACGGTCACGCTCAAAGACGGTTCGAGCCCGTTTTTGCACGGGCGCGTGCCGCTGGTGCAGCTTCGTTTCGACGATTACGCCTGGGAGTTTCTCGGGCATTCGATCCTACAGGACACCTGGAGGATTCAGCGGGCGGTGAATCAGATCCTCCGGGCTATTGTGGACTCCGTGCTTGTGCGGCTTCAGCCTCCGCTTAAGCATGACCCGAACCTGATCGACAAGACGGCTATGGCGAGGATCAACACGCGAAAGCCCGGTCAGACGGTTGAGGTTTCGGTGGGCATGGGCGATCCGATCGCGCCGCTTCTTCCCGTGCAGCACTGGGACGTGCCGAGCTGGATTCTTCAAGTCGTGACGCTGCTGAACGATTCGCTCGACAATTTGAGCGTGGTCAAGGATCTGATGGCCGTGGCGAAGGCGAAACAAGTTCCGAGTGCGGACTCCATCGAGAAGATTCTCGAAAGCGCGGGGCCGGTGGTGCAGGATATTGCTCGCGGCGGAGAAGTTGCGACGCAGGAGCTTGACGCGATTTTCTACCCGCTGGCGCTTCAGTTCTGGGATTCGCAAAAGGTCTTCCACATGCTCGGGGAGGACGGAGCGACCGAGGAGATGATCGACTTCAGACCGGGAGAGTTGATTCCGAGTCATCTTCCGGGCGAGGACACTCGCGCCGAGAGCGTCTATTCTCACTGGGAGCGCGTCCGGTGGACGATTAAACAACTCTCGTACGTGATCGAGCCGTACAGCCAGGCTCAGGTGAGCCGCATCGGACGAAATCTGATTCTGATGCAGGCGCGTAAAGCGGGTGTGACGGTATCGAATCACACGATCGGAAAAGGTCTCGGGCTCAACATGGGCGAGCTTCCGCCGATGCGCTCGGGAAAGCCGCCGGTAACCGAGTTCGAGAAGTGGGAAGTTGAGCAGGAGCTTCTCCACGCGGTTCAGGAAGACATGCAGGCGGGGGCGCCTCAGGCGGGGCAGTCCGGGGCGGGCCGGCCGAACTCGAACCGTCGCCCGCCGCATCTGCAACAGAAGGATCAAGGTTCGCGCACTACGGTAGCGACGAGCTGAGCATGCGCGTCGAAGCCCAGCGGATCTCGATCCCGGTCGAGCGGCTCCCGGAAGTAATCCGGGAGATCTCACGTGCGCGCTTGAACGGGCAGCTTACGATCAACTTCGCGCAGGGCACGCCCAGGCACGAACTACGTTGGGCTGGCGGAAACCTGGGGCGCGTCGAACGTGTTCGGGAGCTGCAACGGCGAAGCCGGGGCGAAGTGACCCCTTGACATTATCCGCGTAAGGCGCGTAAGCTTAACTTGAATCAGGGCGCAACGGGCAAAGGCAGCGGCGCTTCGGGCGGCGAATCCGTCCGGAGCGCCGTTTTCGTTTGTCACCGTCCTAGAAAGGAGACTTTCTCATGGCACGTCGCAAACGGCACAGCAAGCGCGCCAAGAAGTAAGCCTGACGCCTCGCGTAGAACGAGCGCTCGCGGAACGAAAACGTCGTTCCGTAGCGGTCCCCTCTCACGAGAGCGGTAAACGCGGGGCGGGCGCGGGCTCGCCCCCTTAAATGAGATCGTCTTTATGAGCCACACGAAGCTCGAAACTCCGATGAAGTCCCGCAAGAAAGCGCTCGGGCAGAAGCGCGGGCGAAAGCGCGGGAGCAAATGACCAGCCCGATGCCGCAGCCGTCACAATCTCCGTCGCCGTCTCCAGGTTTGAACGATTTCAAAGGCGCCTTGAATGTGGGCGCGTCGGAGAACGACTCGAACATCGAATCCGTTCGCCGGGCGCAGATCCAGCAGGTTTCCGTAAACGTGCAGGATCTTTCCAAGCGGCTCGATGGCATCGCACGGCAGTATCCCGCGGCGGCGCAAGACGCCGAGGAACTCAAGCGGGGGCTGACCCGCTTGCTGGTTCGTATTGTTGGATCGTCCATGGCGGAAAGTCAATCCCCGACCGGAGCGTTGGGATGACGCAAGCCGCTCGAATCCGCAGCTCGCGCGAGCGAGAAGGAGATGGAACATGCCGAACGTGATTGAAGCGCTCACAGCCGCCGGAGTGGACAACGCCCGTGCGGAAGAGTTGCTCAAGGACGAGAAGCTCAAGACAGTTTTGACGGGCTTCGTGGAAAGCGGTCTCAGACAGAGCGATTACGACCGGAAGATGAACTCCGGTAAGGCGGAACTGAGCGCCGCCCAGGCACGGGTGGCGGAGCAGACTGCCGCGCTCGAAACAGAACGGGCCAGGATGAACGAGCAGTTTCTCGAAGCGCAGCGCCAGCGGGAAGCGGCGGATCTGGTCGTGGCCGGCGCACTGGCGAAGGCCCGCACGGCCGGGGCGCTTTACGGTCTGGACTTGGAGAAGGAGCTTTTTGGGGATCGGGCATCGGGCGTTACGCCCTCGCCAGCCCCGACGCAACCCGCGAAGGGAACTTCCGCACCCAATTCCGACCTGGGCCGGCGCATGGACGACATTGAGAATTTGTTCAAAGCCGTTCCGAATCTTACCGTGGAGCTTCAGGACATCGCGCTTCAGCACGCGCAGTTGTTCCCGGATCGGCCGCTGGTGCTCAAGACGATTCTGGACAAGGCCGTGGAGCAACGCCGGAGCCCGACTCAAGTGTGGGACGACGAGTTCGGAGCGAGCGCCGCTCGAAACGAGCGCCAGGCGGAGAAGTTCCGGCTCGAAGGCGAAGAACGGGCGCGGGTGAAGTTTCAGCAGGAAGTGTCTAAGCGGGCCGCGAGCCCGTTCGGGATTCCGGCGCCGCCGAGTCCGATCTTTGCGGCCAGTGCGAACAAGAACCTGCTCGCTCCGGGAGACCGTGGCAAGCATATGCAGGAAGCGATCGAACGCGCGAGCGCGGCGCTCGCCGAGCGTAAATACGCGCCGGGAAGGCGCGAAGCGTAACGAACTGGATGGGGCGAGCCTGTCCAGGTGATGAGACGAAAACAAGGAACTTATGGCGGACCCCTACATTGATGAAATCAGTGCGACAACGCTTCAGGAGATCTATCCTCAGGTTGTTCAGGATAACTTCTTCAACGATGTCGCATTTCTCGCGTACATGCGCGATCACTGCTTGGCGACCTTTGCTGGTGGATCGGCCATGCAGCAGACG